TACAATGGCAGACGATAAGATTGTAGCAGTTTCATAACACAAAATAAAATAAAAATAAAAAGGTCCTTCGGGGCCTTTTTTTATTTCTAAAAAATATTTCGAGGTCGAGGCTTAGTAATAAGTAATTTTAAAAAGTGGTAGTGGTAGCTAATCACCACCTCACTTCTGTAAGTACTTCTCTATAATTTTTTGTAATCTATTTTTTTGGTCTGCAGAACCAATTTCGGACATATGCCATCACAGCTATAATGAGTGCTACTAGTACTCCAATGCCTAGTGTGTTAGTAGTCAAGTCCTGCCGCTCTGTTAACAGTCATAGCAGGTTCCGCATCTAGTATACGTTGTGGATTGCGTTCTACTGTGTACTCTGCATACATAAGGTCCAACATGTGTGGATAGCTGTTCAAGAACTCTACTACATTCTGCATACTACAGCCTGCCGCTTTGAGTACATTAACACCTTTCTCTGTAAGCCATATGTCACCTGTGCGATTAGTTTCTATATAGCCCATACCAAAGTACGGTGCAATACTATCCATTTCACCTTTGTTGTGTCTATCAAATGCTCCTGCTCTAGCATCTAGTATCAGCTTGTAGTCTTCATACTTTAGTCTAGGATCAAAGTTCTTGTTCATCCTTTTACTCCCAATAGCACAACTGTTACTACTAGTGTTAAAAAGAATACTGTGATGATTGATTTGTTCATATCTAGTTACTCCTGCACATGTATTTACTGTGACAGAGTCTAAGCTACAGTAGATATGGCACTACTAACACTATTGTAACAGTTAGACGCAGTATGGGTATTGGACTAACACTATAGTAACAGTTAGCGCCAACGGGTAGATCACCGCTTCCGATTTTTCTGCGAAACTACTTCGTAGCTATTTTTTAGCTAACCGATTCTCGGCTTTTCTGGCGCAGAGCCGCTTCACGGCTAATTACGAGTATGCGAGAGATCAAGTTTAACTATACCACTAGTGAGAGTTCATGGGACGCAAGTACCTGTAGTGTGGTGTTGGAACTACATGCATATGGCTATGATGTAGCACAGAACAGTAGCAACACTATACTAGTAGATGAACTAGAGTGGGGTCGTGTGTTGTTTTTATTGCTCAAGTACACGCACTTTACATGTGTCGTATAAGCACGTAAACACCCGTTAAACACGCATATAATACTAAATGGTAGTTGTGTATGCAAAAATGCCTTATGTGCAATCTAAGAGCCATATAGGTGGTAATTTCGTATGTTTAAAGTGTCTGTCGTGGTGGCGAAAAAACTGCCTATGTGTTGTGTGCAGAGGGAATTGTGTTGCCAGGAGCTCTAGCCATATCCAATAGTTCAGGCAGTAGACCATCAGCTGTGAGCTTGTCTGTGTGTGCAAGGAAGTGTCTGTCAAAGCCTTGTTCTAGATCTATACTAGTGTTGTGTAAGTAGCTGTCAATTAGTTTGTGTGCAAACACTTGATGATTGTTCTGTACCATGTGATTGGCACGTGTGTCTATACTCTGTTGATACCATAGAGTCATTTCACTTGGATGTTGGAACTCTTGATCGCATATGCTAAAGGTCATGTTGCCGTTGGTGTACACTAGGTCTGTGTAGTTCCAGTTGCTCATAAAGCTGGGAATTACTCTTAGGTTCAGTTCACGTTCGATCATGATCACACGCACAGCATAAGCAAAGTGTTCTAGTCTAAGTTCATCTACTTTGTGATCCTGTAGATGTACAAAGTAGTCTATCACTGCTTGATACTTTTCAGGTTCTTTCTTTTTGAGCTGTGCCGCATCCGGAGTATCTACTATACTGGGCAAGTTGCTGAGATGTGGTCTGTCTTTCCAAAAGCCCTGTCTTGAACTTTCAGTTGGCATCATAATCACATAGTCATTTGGTTTGTGTGCATCGTCTTTGAAGCACTTGGCAATCCAATCATTCGAACAGCCCGAACATGCTTGATTCACAACTCTATCTACATCAGGTAACCCGTTGACTAGTATGCGTTGCCAACCCCAATCTACTTTCCAATCAACAGCAAAGCTGTCTCCGTATATCCAAAGAGTCTTGCTCATTTCTCTAGTCCTAAACACGGCAGGAGAATAGATTGTTTACAGTTGTCTGGATAAGCAATCGCTGACCCAAGAATAGGTACACCTACCATACCAACAATAATAATCAAGAAAGCCCAGCCTAGACCTTTGTTATGATAGGGTTGGTTTGGATTACTCATCTTCTAACTCCGCAAACAATCGCATAGCATAGTTAAAGCAGGTGTTGGCTTCAGGTGCCATACCATCGTGCAGTTGAGCTCTTACATCTTCTATCAACTGTTTGGGATTGTCAAAGTCATACATTGTGCCTGAGCCTGGTGCTTTGCGTTTGATCATTTGTCCACCATGCAGTTCACCAAAGTGTCTTACATATAGATGTGCTAGTATTCCGTCGTTGTCCAATGACTCTACATAGTCTGTGTACTCATGTACCACAGGACATAATTCTGTTGTTGCTCTATCAAAGCCGTGGTCTCGTTCTAGTTCCATCATGTCATTTACCATACCTGGTACTCTGCATATACCTTCTATGCCTTTGAGCAAGCCTCTGTCACGTGCTTGATCTTCTAGTGCGCCATACTGAACGCATTGGTTGTATATAAATTTGTGATACTCTTGTGGTTCCATTCCCTTGAGCAGTTTACGTGCATGTCCCATACGTTCTGCTTTCTTGTGGTTTTCCCAAGTTAGTTCTTTTAGTTTGCTCATAGTATTATCCTTTGTGTTGCATGTTGTAGTCCTACCTTGGCGGCTCTAAGTACCCATTGTCCGTTTGGACCAATGATGCCTGTAGGAACTTGTGTGTGCTGAATCTCTTCACCATCCATTGTTAAGCTACTTCCACTTACTACTGTGTACATGTTATAGCTTCTGCTCATCATCTGTAGTGTGCTTTCGTGATAGCTGTACACTATAGGGTCTTTGTGGTCAATGCAACAATTAGCACTAACGAACATTACCCTGCACCCTTGATCATATGCAGTCTTGTAGTAGTAGGGATTTCCGTGCGGACTAACAGGAGGGAATGCCCATACATCATTACATATCAATGCACTGGCTTTGACTTGATCATAGTTGTCAAGTGTGAAGTATTTCATTCCTCTACCAGGTGCAAAGAAACGCATTTCCCCTGCATCGTCTTCGGCATGTGTCAGCATCTGCTTTGAGTATGCTGTAACAAACTTTCCCTTCTTGTATATCCTTACTTGGTTATACGGCAAGCCATCTTGTTTTTCTTGATAGCTAGTTCCTAGTGCTACACTAATTTGTTCTTTGTAGATCAAATTTTCTAATACGCCTAGGTGTGTATTAAACTCTTCTATTTCTTTTTGACTGGATTTAAAGTTAGGTGCTTGACAATATCCGCTGAGGGCACCTTCGGGAGTTACAATCCAATCACTATTTTTGTGTAATACCAACTGGTCACTTAGACATGCAAAGTTTTCTTTGACATCTCGGAACACTGGTATCTGTAGTGCTGTTGCTGTTAATTCCATTTCTTTTTCCTGTGAAACATTCTAGCATAGGCATTGCCTAACCAGAACTTTAGTCCTGTATCTCTATTGTTGGCCTTTTCAGTATACTCTACTTCCATGGCCCACTCTTCTCTTTTGAACGGTATTACTTGTACTAGTGGACACCCTGGCTCAATTACTGCACGGTCTTGATCAACAGTACCAGGCCAGTTACTCCAGGGTACATCAATTGTGTCTGTGTCCACTATACCCGGGAACACAGTAAACCTTTGCTCGTGATGGTAAAAAGGCGCCATGATAAGACATGAGTAACCCGGTGGTGTTTCGATACGCCAGGGTACACTAAACGTTACATAGTCTTGTTCTTGACCTTTGTGGGCTACTGGACATTGTGTAAAGTCGTGTCCTTCTTGTGGATCTTGTTTGTCCCACGCCATAGGGTACCTACGCATAAATCTTTTAACGTCAGGGTTTTCGTCTTTGGGTGAACGTATAACTTCCATCTCAACTGGATTGTAAATCATATACCCACCAGTAATGTAATCATATACTGGCATACATTTTTTGATAGTAGGCCAACTGTTGTGTGGTTCACCTAACCACCCTCCTAGTTTGTTGTACCATTCAGGTCGAGCCTTGCTCATAGGTGTTGGTGGAAAGTATTTTTCTACGTGAGGGTCACCTGTAATAAATCTAATCTTATTCGTCATCATCGTTTCCTAAGTTAGTAATAAAAGATCTTAACTTAGTACTGTCTGCTTCTGCTTTAATCTTAGGTGCAGTTGTTCCTGCGTCTGGAGTTGCATTAGGATCTGTAACAGTAGATTGTCTTTTGAATCCACTTAGCAGACTGTTGTTGCTTGGTGATGTTGCACCATCCTCATCATCCTCATCAAGATCTATAATACGTAGTGTATCAATATCAAAGCCTAAATCAATCTTTTGTCCTACACCGCCACTGTTACGTGTCTTCATTAGCTGTAGTTGATAACGTCCACGTTCACGCATAGCCCTACTTGTAAAGATACCAAACACATTATCAGCAGTTTGTATCTTACTAAGTCCACCACTGATGTGCGAATGATCAAATTCAATTTCTTCTACAGCACCTCTATTCAACTGTGCCGCAGTTACAAATACTGTGTTCAATTCCATTGCTAGGTTACGTAGTTCTTCTGATACAAACTTATCTTTAATGTACAAGTTCTCTGCACTAACCTTTGCACCGTTCGGCATAAGCAAGTCTAAGTAATCGATCAATAATACATCAATCTTCTTGCCTGTTTTAATTTCATATTCTTTAATATAACTTCTTACATCATTAGGCGTCTTACCACTAGGCATATACTTAACTTGAAATGCTCCATTCTTCTTACCTATCATCTTAACTTTCATCTCAACGTCATCAATGTTTTTAAATATCTCACGACTTGGAATACCAGTTATCATACTATCTACACGCATACTAACCAAGCTCTCACTAAGCTCAAGTGTTAGATACAATACGTTAAGTCCTGCCGCGGCCCAGTTCACTCCTAGGTTTGCTAAGAACAAACTCTTACCTGCACCTGATCCACCTGCAAATATATTAAGCTCACCTCTGTTGAACCCACCAAATAGTTTCTTATCAATGGCGGCCCACCCTGTACTTACTTGTCCGTTTGTACTCTTAATTGCTTCTAGTCTTGCTCTAGGGTCTGCCCAATAGTCTGTACCCAAGTCTTTCTGCAATCCTATTTGTACTGCTTTCTTAACTAAGTCCTCTACTGGACCATACTCACCTTTCTCAAGTAAGTCTGCACCTTTAAGTATTGCACTCTCTAATGCTTTGTGTCTACTAAATGTTTCAAACTCTGCAAGTAACCAATCATAATGATTCTCTTGTAAGTCACCTGGGCTCTGTAGTCCTGCTTGTGTTGCCGCATTAATCATTTCAAACGTAGGCAATGCATTATGTTCTATAACATAATCACTAAGAAACTTTGCTGGTGATTGTAATCTTCTATCAAAAGACTGTGGATCAAATACAGTTTGACATCTAACAAATGTTTCTGCATCTGTTAACATCATTTCTAGATATACTTTTTGTATATCATATCCATAGTCTGTGTTTTGTCTAGTTGTCATTTACTTATTATACCATATATTATCAGGAATGTCAAGATGTTTTTTAGTTTTAGAAAGTACTGCTCCAATACAACTACCAGGGTCTCCAGGGTTCTTAGGAACATATATGTTCTTCCAGTCTTGGCTAATAGTTTCATTAGCTTGTTTGTTTAATGCACAGCCTCCTACAAGTATTAAATTTTTACTTGGTAAGTTTTTTATACACCAATCACTAAGTGATTTAAGTATACGTTCGTATATTGCTTGTGTAGCATATGCAAGGTTGTTCATATCTTTTTTACTTGTAAGCTCAGGCATAAACCAATTACACCCTTTGTGTAGGTTATGTTTAAAATGAACTCCGGGTATTGCGCCATCTAGTTCATCGTCAATAAAAGCCTTAGTTACTAAACCAACTAGACTATCATTACCTTTCTTTGCCATTTCAGCAATCTTATATTCATCTCTATTAGCAACAAGTCCACAACGTTGTGTCATTGCACTATAAAACAGTCCAACACTATGCGGATAGCTTTGTGAGTAAACAGATTTAAGTTTACGTTTTTCACCGTTCCATATAGTAAGAGTTTCAAACTCTCCAATACTGTCTAAACATATTACTGTTGCACTACGTTCCATAAACGGACTTGTATAATATCCGTAGGCCGCGTGTGCTTCGTGGTGTTTAGCATATACTATCTTACAGTCAATATCCCATCGGGCTAGATATTTTTTAATATTATTTTCTTTCCAGTTCCATCCTTGGCCTGCTCTAAACTGTCTTAGTGTTTTTAGAAAAGGTTTTTCATACCAAACAATTAAGTCAGGTGACCCATACGTCTGTCTTGCAGTTTCTAGCATTGTCCAATTAAAGTCAGGATCATTAGGTACACCAGTAAAGTCCTTTGCAAGACCTGCCCACTTCAGTTTAGTTTTAAGTCTGTCAGTTAATCCTGCAATCTTTGTTTCAAAGACTGCTAAACTAGCATCGTGGCTGTTACCAACCATACCCCAAGTAATCATTTATATTTCTTCCATAGTTTGTGTAATACGTAAAACCATACCCCATTTATACAAGGTTCAACAAGTGCTACTGTACCTGCCTCCCATATACTTGCACCAGTCATCCAGTACACAACATTCATTGCTATTATAACATGACCGGAAGTATAAATTAATGCTAAAGCTAAACTTTCGTCTAACTTGTTTTTTATTACATTAAATATACCTTTTGTTAGTTCAGTCATTAATCGCTCCTATTTGTAGATAAACGGATCTCTTTTTTGTAGTTCCTTAATTTTTTTATCTAATGCTTTTTGTCTTTTTCGTTCTTTGAACATCTCAGCCCAATATCTTAAAGGGAATGTAACCTGTTCCCACATAGCTTTTAACCAAACCATTTCTTGCTCCTTAGTTGTATTTTTAATTTATTAAACTCAGCTGATCCAACAATAGTATGAAGTGTGTATATTTTTCCGTACTTTTGTACTGCTTCATTAACATCGTTTACATCTTCCCAGTCTGGCATTGCAACTCCCCAACCTAGCTCTATTGCCTGCTCAACTAGTTTATGTCCTGCATCATCTCTATCAGGAACAACAATTACCTTAGTATTAATACTATTAATTAGCATGGCTTGCTGATCTTTAATCTCACTTCCGAGCAATGCAACACCTTCAACAGCAATAGCATCGAAGGGTCCTTCTACTACAACTGTATATACACGACCGTTTGCTTGTGAATCTAAGTTGAATACATATCCTGGTTGCTGATTACTTAGGTACTTAGGCTTTGCACTATCTCTATATGACCTAGCAGTGAAGCCAACTATTTCATCATCGTGATAAAACGGAACTATCAATCTATCTCTATAGCCTAGTTTATCAGTCCAATAAAAATTATAGTCATCTAAGTATAGCTGTCTTGAATGTAAGTAGTTAAGCACAGGAACTAAGTTCTCAGGTATGTCTTGTGCATAGTGTGTTAACGGCTTTGCTCCTTCAGGTAGCTCTACTGTATTAAACTTAGGTAGCTCTAGTACTTGTTGTAATTCTATATTTTCTGTTTCAAGTACAGCAAGACTTACTTTAGTAATAGTAACGTCAGGTACGTTAATCCATTCCATTAACTTTTTCAGTTTATAACTTATCTTACGTCCAGGTTTCCAACTTGCTTTGTATCCACAATTAAAGCAATGGTAGCTAACACCGTCTTGTTCGTTATTAATGAGTCCGCCACGCTGGCGCTTGTCTGCACTATCTCCGTTATGTATACAACAGGGTGCATTAAAACTTATCCAGCCGCTAGGAGTTTGTTTCCTTTTAGAAGGCAAGTGTGCTACTAGTGTTTCAAAGACTATACTCATAACACTATTATAGCGTCTTATAGGTTAAATGTCAACTAGTTTCGGTATAAAATTTTATCGATTGTTCCAGAATTACCAGAGTCGTTAGCAAACTTAAATCTAACATAATTGAATACACCGTTAAAGCTGTAAGGTATAGGAGCAGTTGGTGAAGATAATGTAACTGTACCAAGGTCTGCCCAGTTACTAGTATCACTAGAGCCTGATAGTGTAGCTTGTATAGTAACAGTACCTGCAAAGCCTGTGGAGTATATAGCCGCTGTATGTAATGCTTCATTAGCATTTTGCTCAGGGTGTGATTCAGCTACTGAGCTAATAGAGTCAAGGAATGTATTAATATTAGTAGAGTCTTTTGCACCTGGGAACGCACTACCAACAACTTCAATAGTACCCTTAACGCCAAATTGTGTATCAGCATATGTTATTGCATTTGTAGAGTCTGAAGTCTTAGTTAGGTAAACAGTAAAGCTCATATACTGAGATTTATAGTTAAGTAGGTCGTTGTCTGTAATAGTAACTGTGAACTGCCCTTTGAAGTTAGGTGTTGATGTTTCTTTAATGGTTCCTGTATACTCTTTTACAATGTTGCCATCTTCGTCGAACAAATGTAGGTAAGGTGTGTAAGTACTAAGTATGCTTACAGGTTTATGATCTGCATTTTTTATTTCAAAGGTTAAAGTATTGTCTATTCCTCTGTTTACTTTTAGGTTACGTTGATACACTTTGTTATACTCCGTGTTGGTGACGAACTCATCTATGATAAGTACGTTGTGATTAGCGACTAAATATCTAGGTGTTAATTGCATATAATTATTTATCGGAAAACCATGCTAAGAAATGATATAGAAGAAAAATTTCCATTCTTGAGCGTTGTAACATACGGCGGGCAGGAGTACATTGGAATTATCAACAACCAAGACAATTTTGTAACGACAATGTATGTCTATACAAATTTAAGGTCTGAGGTTGAAAAACAAGGTTTCGTTGACGTTGGAGAAATATGGTGGTGGGAATCAAACAGGATGATTCCTATTAATATTTTCCTTACAAAAGAAATGGAACCATTTAGATACTGTATGCAGACTATGAACAGTAAAGATGTTAGGATTACACTTGGGCCAACAGTTAATCTTAATAATTTAAGCGTAAAAAGGGTGAAGAGAAAAAGCGTTCAGTTACTTAAGAAACCTAAGTAATATTATTCTTCCATTGTATATACGTAACATAGTCAATTACAAGTAATTGAATAAAAAATCCTAATGGTGTTAGGATAGTTCCGAATAGGGCAAACGGAATAATAACTGTCCAAAAAATTATTCTCCATATAATTCCAAAGGCTTGATCTCTGGGCCAAGCCCATTCAGACCATTTTGGTATTGGAGTTTTCTTTCTGTAGTCTTCGAATTCCCAATTCATATACTAATCCTCTAAGTAATCATCTATGTGTTTTATACTATGTGTGTTAATAAAGATAGGTGTATCTTCACCTACCCAACTTCCGATTACGTTATATTGAAAATGCTCGATTGCATCTTCTTCACTCATATCTTTCATTAACACAGCAATACATTCTTCGTAATCATATATTGCAACTTGCTCTCTGCTAAACGCACTTATTGAACTTCCGACAAGTGCTTGTTCAAATCCATCAGCTAACTTCATGTTGTAATCCTTCACATATTAAATTCATATGCACAACAACTCCTACTGCATAAGCAACAGCATGTGCTTTCTTAAAATAGTATTCATTAGTTGTTGGTTTGATCCATACTTGCCCTAATACCTCTTTCCATGTCTTACCTATCAAGTGTCTCTTAGCAGGTCGAATCATTGCTAGTATTGCCGCTAGTTGTTCTATTGTTCTAGGCTTCATTGTTCGTAGTATATCTCCGTGTCCGTTAACATGGAATAGTAAATCTACAAACTCGTCTTTCTCTAAGAGATCCCACAAAGGTGTTGTGTTCATTAATTTTTGTAAATGCGTATCATCTTTAACATCTTTGTATATACTAACATTAAGGAAGTCTAACTTGAAGTAACCTCTATCTTCTGCTGTCTTATGTTCGATAGTAGATATATTATCTACAGGGTTGTGTGGAATCTCTGTAGTATAGACTCCTGTGTTATGTTTCTTTCCAGATCCAAGACGTGCTACTCTATGCTCAATCTTATCAAGCACAATGTTTCTATCAGCAAAGTCTATATCAATATCTGGCATTAGAAATAATTCACATTAATTGTTACACGAAATTTATCATCAGTACAAGTTGAACTAAAGTGTGCTTCACTAGGATCAAATAATAAAATACTATTCTCTATTGAGTCTACCTTTGTACCGTCATTTGTAGTTGTATATCCGTTGTTAGTATTTACAAAATATACAGCACCGTTATGACTAAATGGTTCATCTATGTGCGGATCATGTTCAAGTATAGTTTCAGTTGCAGGATATAAGTTTCCTTTAACACGTATTAAACTTCTTGGTTGTAGTTGTTGCATTAACGGCATTAGTATTTGTCCAAACCATTCACTAGCTGGTGCATGGTCCCAGTAGAACGGATGGTACATATAGAATTCATTTTTAGTATCACTGTTTTGCGAATCAGAAACATTACGAGACAAGTACCAAGGAAACTGTGTATGATTAACAGTATCAAGATTACACATTACATTTTTAATTTGCTCGTGTGCTTCTTTTGGCAAAAAGTTTTGTACTACTTTCATCTATTTAATTTCCTTGCTTTTTTTGTAGCCATATCCCATTTAAGTTTACTAACACGATCTTTAAATGTTATTCCTTGTAGATGATCCCATTCGTGTAGAAAGCATTTAGCACTATAGCCTTCAATCTTACCTTGTTGTTTTACAAGACGTTCATCGTACCATTCTGCAAGTATCTCTCTAGGTCTTGTAACCCTTACATATATTCCTGGAAAACTTAAACAACCTTCCATATCCATTACTGTTTCTTCTGTATGTTGTAGTATCTTAGGATTAATAATAATAGATGTGTTCTGTTCTTTATCTCCCATAACAAATACTTGTGCATTAAGTCCTATTTGATTTGCTGAAAGTCCTATGCCATTATTAGATAACATACATTCAATCATTTCTTTACGTAGCTCAATAGGATCTCGTATTGGATTTTCAAGATCAAGATCGTCAACTTTTTTATCTAAAAATTCATCCGGGTAATATATTAGTTTCATATTATTCTTTATCCTTATAAAAGTAATCTACTACAAATACTCTATTTGATTTTCTTGTTGGATACTTTCCATGTAGTACTGTGCTTTTAAATATCAACAAGTCTCCAGCCATTGGCCTGTAGCATAAGTCATGTGTATTACCTTGTCCGTCATACAAATATGCAAACGTTCCTCCATGTGACGCAGACTCGTCATCGTCACCGTCATCTAAATAACACACAGCACTAATCTTTTTAACAGTATGATCACCATGCCTGTGTGCTTTTTGCCAGCCACCTTTTCTATACTCAACAGCCCATAATGTACAAAGTTCAGTAAGTTCAATAGGTAAGCCTACTGCATCTATTTTGCTTTGTAGATACTCTTTGTACTTCCATTCGTTAACATAACACTTTGGATGAATTTCAAACTGATTACCTCTATACGTTGATGTTTGGTCACTCACATCTGTTCTTGACTCTGCTGGAAACATCTTTCGATCCCAGTGCCAAAGAAACTCGTCATAGTCTTCATAACCTGATTCAATTATCCACTGATGCTCGTTACCTAATAAATGATCTTTCATATTGATGTTCCCGGGGTTGCTTCTATTGCATTTTTCAACTCTTGTTCTTCAACACAAACAACCGATTCAATCTTTTTTAATTTCTTGTATTCTAAAACAAGTTTTTCTATAAACGTAGGATAGATGTCTGGGTTCAGTATATCTGCTTGACATTTTTCTAGATCACTGTAAACCGGTTTGGTAAAAACATACATATCTCTCATACCCATACCATTGTTATACTCTTGCGGACTCATTGCGAATACTACAACTATTAACCATTTCATAAATTTGACTCCTTACATACTTCTTTTACAATTTCAACATCGGCATTGTTCTTTCTAAACTTCATTGCCCAGTGTTGGGGATCTATAATTGTATATACAAATCCTAGTTGTTCATCACTAAACTTACTAAGCATACTCTTACCAGAGCTACAGTTTAATACAAGCCAAGGACTTACCTTACCATCTTTAATATCTCTAGTAACTCTATTTAAACTAGCATACTTAAAGTATCCGTTCCATGGAGCTTCTTGTTCATCACCCCAATCCATTAATGTTTTAATACTACGTTCAAGTGCAGTTTCCATACCTTCTTTAAGTACTAGTTGTGTTGCATACTTCTCATATAACTCATCTCGACACCAATGATCAAGTTTAACACCTGATGTAACAACATAGTTAATATACTTCTCAGGATATAGAGGACGCACATTATTAACAAAACTACCAAACTTAACAAATGCATTATAGTAAGGACTCTTGCAAAAGTCCTCGTATGTTTTTTCTTTCTTTGCACCTGCACTTAGTTTATAAAATTGATTAAATGCATACAAGCCTAACGTTGCTGGCTTTTCACTACGTTGTAAATGTCTACGTTTTTGCTCACACATATGCACAGACAGAGTCTTTTCTCTAGTAAATCTTGATCCACAGTATTCACACTTATATGGTTTAGATACTGACATCTTTTTTATCAATCCCGTGGTCTTGGGCAAGTCCAAGCAATTCTTTTTTTGTAGATATTCTAGCAAGTAGTTCTACCTCATCTCGTTTCATGTTAGGAAATAACTTACTCAAAAACTTTGTTGCCTTAGAGTTATCTCCTGCTTTCTTTTTATATCCTATCCATTCGTGATATTCAATTTTATTTGTGTTACCGCTTAAACATAACAGTTGCCATAATAGTTTTTTATGTTTTTGTAGTGTAAAGAAGTGTTTGTTGTAGTACTCGTTTGTTTTAAATACTGCAAGTTCTTGATTGTCCCTACTACCTTTTATACTAGATGTGTATCTGTTTAACAGATAAAAACTAACTTGTTTACGTTGTTCGTCTGTAAGTTCATCCCATACATCTTTAGCACCCATATCAATAGCACCAAGTATATCTTTTAATGGAAGTTTATTCATAATATGCTACCGTGCCGTTGTTGTATTCTATTATATTATACTTGAGATTCTTCAAAAAGTCAACCACTAACTTATTGTTGTTAACTAGTATAACTGGTTTTGATTTAAGTATAGTTTGTATTGCACCTTTAAGTACTTGCAAGTCAAACTCTCCTGTGTTTATTTTTATAACGTCTACAGTAGTAAATCTAAATTCGTCTAATGTTTTTTGATCTATTACGTATTGCCTTGTTCCGTCTTTAATAATAACTTCTTTATTAAGGTCTCCTAAAGCATATGGAAACATTTTAATAGTATTAGGTATTAAAATATTTAGTACAGGGTTAGGTTCAAATGCATACACTCTTGTAAACTTACTAACGTATTCTGTACAAGCATTACCGTCGCCAGCGCCTATGTCAATATACGTTCTAAAGTTCTTTACGTATTCCATTTTTATAATTCCATAGGTGTATATCTTCTTGTGTGTTTATTTCTACTCCGTTAAATTCTACTTTTGAACAACCAATCTGCCAACCTGCTTTTAACCATCTTAGTTGCTCTAACTTCTCAACTTGTTCTTCTACAGTTAAGTCTAATGTTCTATACCATTCCAAAGGATTACGTTTATATCCATAAACACCTAAGTGCCAATTGCCGTATCCTGTCATGCCTCTCCCAAACCATAATGCTTGATCTCCTGCTGTAACCATCTTAACTGAGTTAGGATCATTTTGTAGTTCTTCAGACATATCTGTCCACACAGTACTAATAGGATAATACTTTAGCCAGTGTACACAACGTTCAATCATTTGTACAGTTATGTCAGGCATATCGCCTTGTACATTTACAAACTGATCATACTTGTCTAAGTAATCTTGACTTAATGCCCCGGCACATCTTTCAGTACCGTTCTCATATTCTGTATCTTCTATAAGGACTGTATATTGATCGTTAACACAATTAGCAACACGTACATCATCAGTTAACACATATACAGGTAGCTCTGACTTACGTGCCGCATCTGCTACACGTCTAATCATAGGTACACCATCTAGTTCAACTAATGGCTTGCCTGGATATCTTGTACTTGCATATCTAGCGGGTATAAGAATAGCTGTGGATTTCATCTATAGTCCTTTCGAAATCATCTAAGTGTAGCATATTGGGTCCGTCACTGGGTGCATTGTCAGGATCAGTATGAACTTCTAAAAAGAAATTCCTAATCCCCAAAGCACTACCTGCCCTACATAAACCAGGAACGTAATTGCGATTGCCGCCGCTACTGCCTCCGAGACCGCCAGGTTTCTGTACGCTGTGGGTGGCATCAAGAACCACAGGGGTATCGTAATTACTAAGCATGTAGTCCAAGCCAGTAAAATCAACAACAAGGGTATTGTATCCAAAACTTGTTCCTCTCTCTGTTATCCAAACTTCTTTGGCACCTTCTGTCTTTGACAGTATACCATTCATGTCCCAGGGTGCAAGGAACTGGCCTTTCTTTATATTTACTATCTTGTCTGTAGCACAAGCCGCCTGTAACAGATCTGTTTGCCTACATAAGAATGCTGGAATTTGTAATACATCTACTGCATCATTAAATTCTCTTACTATATGTGCAACCTGCACATAGTCATGTACATCAGTAAGTGTTTTAATACTTACGTTCATGTATTTTATTTTTTGTTTAATAGTAGCAAAGTCTGTTAATGTTTGTTCCATACCAACACCACGCTTACCTCCTAAGCTACTTCTATTAGCTTTGTCATAACTTGCTTTGAATATATATTCTGCACCATACTTATGACACACGTCTGCACAATGTTGTGCAATCTCTAAGCTATGTTCTAAACTTTCGTGTTGGCAAGGCCCAGCTATAATTTTAATCATGGCGTATTCCACGGCGGAGTTGGCATTGTAAATAGTGCTTTGGTGTGATAAGGGTTTACATTGCTAGGCTTTCTAGCAAACACTACCCAACGATATCCTTGACCCATAGACCACATTGGATATTCTTCTTTAATAAAATCTAACATACTTGTGCCTGTAGTAAACACATCATCACAGATCATAATTTGATCTGTGTCGTTACCACTTGCATATTCATTCATTGCTTCTGCAAATTTGAGTCCACCTCTTGGAATACCAACTGCTTTATAAAAAGGTCGAGTTTGGTGATCCATAACCATTTTTGCTAGGCAACGCCATTCATCATCTGTAATAGCATCGCATTCTATCTTCCAACTCATAGGAATACCTGCATGACTAATAAAATCTAATTTCTGAAATAAATCAATATTGCTCATTTACTATCCTTTACTACATGGAATATATCCATGAGTTTGTCTAATTGTTTTTTTACTGTAATATATTTTTCAGCTGACATCATAACTTCTTTCCAAGTATCGTAATCTACAATACCCATTTCTTTAGCTACTCCTTTTGAGTCTCCACCTATTATCCATCTTGGTATTTTATTATGTGGTGGGTCACGATAACGAGCAAACACAACACCGTTGGCTCGCTCGTATATCAGTGCTTGATCGGGTATAAGATTACCCAATCTACTTAACCCTTTTTAGCTTTTATCTTACGAGGTGCTGGTTTTTTAGCTGTAGTCTTTTTAGCTGTAGTTTTCTTAGCTGGGGCTTTTTTAGCTTTTGGCTTTTCTACTACTTCATCCTTTTTACCTGTAAAGAAGTTTAAAATTTTTCTAAACATAAGTTCTCCTATTTTATTTTTTTATTTTTGTTCCAACAGTTCTACGCACAATATCATTGTGGTTAAACTCGGCCCAATACAGTTCAAACGCAACTCCATCTTCGAGTCCTTCAAACTGGTGAACCTTACCCGGTTTAACTTGGGTAAAGTCTCCTGCTTCTAGTATAGTCTCATCAACGAGACCATCTTGATCATCTTGCCAAACTCGAACAAGCATCTTGCCCGATTCAACAAAGAATCCGTTCCACTTAAATTCATGTGCATGTTCACTACACTTGAATCCTGAATTAAATTCAATACGGTGAAATTCTAGTACACCGTTAGCATGGATCAATTCTGTTTGACCCCATACCTTTCCTGCTTTAATTCCCATCAGTAATCCTCCTTAAGGTTATCTGGTATCATATATAGTTCTTGGTCCCAGTCTTGTATTTCCATTGTATAGTAACTGTATACATTTTCTACTTCTGGTATATAGATAATAATAAATTGTGCAATAAGGATTATTGCTAATATTTTGATAGTATTATTTAACATTTAAAATAACTCCCCGTACTTGACGATTTCTGTTTGACGTGTGACATCTTTAATAAAATATGCACACATTGGATTCTCGCCGGTAGTAAGCGGTACACTTAGTAATTGGCCATTTTTCATTTTTGGAAAATACCATTTAACATCATTATAAAAATTAGTTACCTTAACAGGAGCAAACTCAGGTTTGAAACTGGTTAACGGATTAAAGATAAATGCTTCAAATCCTCTATCTCCAATACTTGTTAATGGTAAAACTTCTAAGTCGTTTCCGCTATCACTACATCCAACTGCCAGGTGCCAATCAATAGGCATCTGTACTTCATATCCACCTATGTCCATAAGGATCGCAGGTGAACTAAAACTTTCTAAAAAGATTAAAGGTAAAAAGAAAAAATCTGGTACATCGTTATCAGAATTGTCAAGCACACTGAAACGTATGTCTTCTTCAATTTGATCGGGTAACAGATTTAGATCTAATGTTTTGTTTTCTAAGGTCATTATATGCATATTAGTTCCAGTCTATTTTTTCGATTGTAAAAGGGTACTCTGCCTCTTTGTAGAATTTCTTACGTTGAGTCAAGTGTCGCTTTGCAAACTTACATGAAGATGTAAGATCCCATATTTGTACAAAGTCTTTGTCTTTTGCCTTTCTTACGCCTCTACCAATTGATTGGATTACCCGAACAAAAGATTTTCCAGGTTCAATAAGTACAAGATTAAAGATCCTAGGTATATTAATACCCACTGCCGCAACTCCGTAGGTTGCAATAATAACTTCATTAGTACCTTCTTTAATCGTATCATACGTTTCCTTGCGGTCTTTTAATTTAACATCGCCTTTAATGAACACAGAATCTTCTATGTGTTCTTGTAACATTTCGCCAGCACTAATTCTATCTACAAGTATTAATGTGTTACCTGACTTCTTAATTGAGTTTAACATTTTGCCTATGTACGTTATCCTATCTTTGTTAGTAACAAGATATTTTAATTCTTCTTGGTAATTACTATGTGCAGGAATGTCAAGTAACTGACAAACGTTTACATGACATTGTGCAAGTACACCTCTATCTTGTAATTCTTTTGCTGTAATATTACCTGTAACAGGACCTAGACTTGCAAGTATACTTTGAAATTCAAACTGTTCTTTTGGTATTGTTCCTGTTAGTCCCCAACGTATTGGAGCATTACGCAAGTTACGTGTGAGTAAGTTTTTAAGCACTTCTGCTTTTGCTTGGTGTACTTCGTCAACAATAATTGTACTGACACCTTCTAAAAACTCGGCAAGACTCAATATGGCAGTACCGTCTTTATTTTTTTTATCTAGAATATTTAGACTTTGCCAAGTACAAATAGTATGAGTCTTGCCTAGTTCTTTCCTATCACCAAAATACACACCTACATCTAAGCCACAGTTAATATAGTCTTCCTCAGTCTGCGTGACTAGACTTTTATTGGGAACCACTACCAGGCTACGCCCGTAAGTTTCTGTTAACTTGCTCAGTGTCGCAGTTATGATAGTCTTGCCTGCTCCAGTTGCAACTTCCTGCAAGGCCTGGGGGTTACTTAAGAAGTTATTGACTACCTCAACTTGATAGTCCCGCAACCGGATTGTTTCACCTTCAGCAGGATGTCCTTTGGGCCAACATGTGTCTTTCCAAAAGTCTTCAGCTACTGTAGGAAATTTAAAATCAATAGAAGCACGTCTATCTATTACATCTGTAATTTCAACGCCACTATCGATTAAGGTATTGACAATAGTATCAAGATGATTAACATATCCTGTACCGCCAATACCGAAGAAAGCTACCTTACCATCCCAACGCCCTAGTTTATACTGAGGCATATAACGAGCATAAGGTACCTCGAATTTTAATTTATTTGCTATCTTACGTCTGTATTCAACCGGAAGTCCTTCAACCTTCATATTAACTTCATCTTCGATAATAATCTTACATGTTGTCATTAAATAACTCCCGTCATCTTTCTTGTATTAGGATTATAAAACTTTTGGAAAGTATTATCTTCGTAATACAGTTGAAAGTCAAATGTTTGTATGTACATGTTTACCTTTTGTAGTCTTCCTCCAAGTGAGTTTTTAAATGAAAAAACAGACGAAGGCTTCCAGTCACTTCTTAATAGTGGCTTAGGAAGTTTAATATTATTAATATACACTACTTTAGTATGTTTGTCAACCATATTATTAAGTTTATTTTCTTTTACAAATGAATTAAAATTATCTCCTTTAGGACTATCTAATCTAAATAACACAGCCATTTCTTCTATAGGAATAATATTCTTAAATATAGAATGCATTAACACCAAATGATCATATGCGTCATCTTGTTCGCAAACTACTAGTAAAGGTAGTCTTTTTAGTTCTAGTAGTACATCAATAATAGCATTAAGATGATAAGTTTTTTTATCAACTACGATTATTTCGTCTTTACGATTAACAACTTTTTGTCCTAGAATACTTAGTTTTGAGATTGCTTTAGATACATCTTCAAAATAATCTAAGCCATATAAAAATCTTCGATCGTAGTACAATGCTAAATTTTCTTCAACATCGCCTAGTGTTTCTTTTAGACTTGTTACTGCTAAGTTAGGAATATTACGTAATTCGTTATTATAAATTCCAGGAATAAAATTATCTTTATCGTTATCAATATCAACAAGTTGTTCGTATATCTCTAATATTTGCTCTTCAATAATAAATTTAGTTTCAAAACGTTTAGCTATCTTTACTAATCCAAAAAGAGTTTTAGTTGAATAGGGGAATGCATGAGTATTAGTATCTAACTTTTGCTGTTCTATTCTTTGAAACCTACGTAACTCTTCAAGTCTATCTATAATTTTTTTACTAAACGGAAAACGCATTGTTAAAATAGTTTCACCAGTTTTATCTTTTGCTATTTTTAGTTCGTGAGTTCTATCAATTTGTCGTAGTGGATATTTTAAATTTTTAACACATTCATCTACGTCTACATCTCTAATATATAATGCATGATAATAGGTTTCAGAAAGTAACTTTGACTTAACAAGTTCGTATTGTCTATCAGTTAGTGCAATGCCACGATCTAGTTGCCTAGCAATGCTAGATAAAATCTTAACATCAGAATCTAGTATAGTAAACCATTTAACTGGATCACGTAATAGGTAGAGGAGGCAATCTTCACAAGTATTAATTTTAATAAACATACGTATATTATAGCTTAATTTATCTTAGAAGTCAAGTGTTTTAATGGTATTCCTTGAGCAATTTCATCAATTCCATATTCGGTATGTGCATAATCATTTAGCCATTGTGTTCTATCACAGTACAAAGGAGTTTCGATATTACGTAAGTTTTGTTCTGCTACATCAAATGCTAAACTACTCGGCCCTGTAAATGCTGGTACACCGTTTATTATACTATGTATACCAGGGTTACTTGACCAACTAACTGTAGCCCATATGTTATTGAATTGCATATCAAAGTCATCATATGTATTTTGAATTTGTTTAGGATTTTGTCTTTTTACATTTTTGAATTCATGTTCTATAGCAGGTAATGTACAACGTGGGTGTGGTCTAAATATAATTGGTCTACTAGTTTGTGCTCTTATAAACTGTATAGTGTCACTTACCCATTGACTCATAGATTGCATATCTTTCCATTGCAAACTCTTATCATGTTGTCCTGCTATAAGAATATATTCGCCGTCATACTTCCAGGGTTTAAGTTCTAGTCCCAAACTCCTAGCACGATCATTACTATTATTATTAGGGCAAAAATACCCATCACGGTTGATACCATTAAGTCCTACCTTCCATGTTGTTCCCCTTTTAATGCCGCCGACTTCTAATACTATTGTTGGTTTGTTTTGTTCTTGGTTTCGTTGCCATATATTTTGATTACTAGCCATGCGACCATTGAATAGTACGCTCCAGATAACATCAATACCATCATCCCCATTATCAATACAATCATGGCCAAGAGACAAAGCCCCAGTACGAAAGGCATCAAAAACAGGTTTGCTATTAAGTGCGCCATACGCAGTCCTTAAATTAAATTTCATTCCAATATGCTTCGTTACGATTACCCATTAAGTCTTTACGTTTTGAATGTCCATCGTCCTTACGAGCACCTTTCATATGATCAATCCATTTACCTAAATCACTGTTAATAAGCGGATGTCCTCCTCCGCCTGTCTTAGCAGTCTGTACATAAATATTTTCACTGTAATCATGTACACTAGCATCTGTAACTCTCATCTTATTTAAAATATCTCCGAACACAAAACTATCATGCCATTCTTCTAATAAGAAAATTCCGTTATCTGGATCTTGATATACTCTTTCAAACTCTTTTAAAAACAGCTGGCATGTTGGATGATTTAAGTTCATTCCATAAAATCCGCACTCTGGCCAAGTTTGTGATCCTTTTCCTCTACCTACATATGTAAGCCATTTATCATTTGGTAGTAGTTCTGCAAACTGTTCATAACTCCAAGGACTATGTACAAACGTGTCTGCGTCCATCCATACTACCCAATCGGTGCTACGTTCACATGCATCATATACTGCATAAGTTTTGTTAGCAAATCTTACAGCGTCCCATTTAAACTCTTTGTGCCAATCTCTTGGTCTACGTGCTTTAATATCATCTGGTGGAATACCGTTTGCTTTAGGTACATTACCCCAACGTTCTTTAAATGCATTTAGTTTTGGTAAAACTTCTTTTGCATTTAGTACTGTAATTTGATCTGTGTTAGTTACTATAGGACTACAGTTTTCAGCATAAACTAAAAGTTTGATTCTTGAATCAACCATTGACGAAAAACTATCTAAGAATCGTTGTCCGTACTTGTCTAGTCCGGGCTGATGAAAAGTTGTTAGTGCGGTTATGTTCATGGCTTTGCCCACTTTCTCATGTGTGCCCAACATGTTCCATCCTTTAACTCGTCTAGTCTCCAATGGAACATTGCTAGTCTTTGTAACCAAGGAACTCTATCGAACTCTCTTGGTGTATCTAGATCTTGCAAGTTAGTGTGTGAAACTTCTCGTGCTTGACTTCTAGCAGGGTCTAATACGTAACAAGGTACACCTTCAATAGCGGCAACTATTGCAGGGCTACTGTTATAACTTACTATTGCATGTGCATCGTGTAAATCTTTTTGTAAACTTGATGACGTACTTGAGTATGCTACCTTGTGTCCTATAGCATGTAACTGTTGCATGTGTTTAGCGTTCTTTTTATCACCTGGATGAAACCTAACTTGTATTGGCTTATTAGTATATTTTTTGATATGATTAATAACAGGATGTAACCAGTTAATTAATGCTGTACCATCCATACTCCAACCTCCGTCACGTTGACATGTAATTAATATATAATCACCTTGTCGCTTCCAAGGCTTCATTTGTATTCCTAAATCATCTCGTAGTTTTTCCCATCTAGCAGGATCTTTATTTGCATCACAGTACTCTCCTGTAGTAGGAAAGATACCATCATAACTATATCTTAGATACGTTTTTGTATTACCAGGATCATATGCTAAGAATAAATTACTGTCTGCAATAATTGTTCTACCGCCTACTTCTTTTTGTCCTGTTAGTACATTACGTCTAAGATTTAAATGAGGAACATGTTTACTTTGTGGGTGTACGTACCCTTGTAGTACACCAACATGTGCTGGTTCAAAATGGAAAGAATTAATAATTGAACCTTTGTCACCGTACTTTTGTACACCTGAAATAAAATATTCTAGTAGTCTAGGCTTTTCAGGATTTTTATTTCCAGGCGGAATTGCCTGCATGTATGCATTAACTCTTAATATATCAGTCATACAATTTATACCTTTCAATCATATGAAGGGCCGTTCCGTTTGCCATTTCATGTAGGGTGTATTGGCAATATGCTAACCAATTTAATATTTTTCTAAAGTGTTCTTCTTCAGGATATATAGGATTTTCAATTTGGCTTAGATCCTTATTTGAAACACTTTCAACACATGTTGGAGCAGTTGCAAAGGCAGGAATACCGTAATGTATTGCTTCTAGTGCGGCCATACTTTGATATGTAACTACAGCATACACATGATCTCTAGCACATTGTCCAGCAACACTATTATGCCTAATTCTATCTGGTCTCAACCCTTTTTCTCTTACCATAAGGGGTCTATCAGTATGTTGTTTAAGTTCGTCAATAGTATTTTGTAACCATTCCTTCTTTTCAACATTATAAAATGCACACGGCTTATCACTAGGTGTTACAATTAAGATAGGACCGTTTTGATTTTCACGAGGTTTTCTTCCCTGGTATTGCATATACGGTGCGAATCTACATAGCTCTTGATATCTATCAGGTTGCATATCTAGTTTTGGTTTAAAGTGTTGAATGTTATTTTTAACAATCCTATAATAGAGTTTACGCTTTTCTAGGTTACCCATATAACCATTATCAATATAATAAAAAGGTCTGCCAACGTCCCAGCACTTCCAAATTTCTTTACGCTTAGTCATACTTCTAAAAGATACTGGCACTTCTATTGGCCAGGGAGAATCTTTAACTTTACTACAAACTTCTTTTCTATCAATCCAAAGTCCACCAGTACCTGCTTGCCAGTGTTTCATAATTTCGTCTGAGCCATCTACACATAGCATTGAAGGTATATTGGACATTAAGTGTTCTCCATCATACTATACAATTCATCTTTCCATAACTGATGAAACTCGCAGTCTCTATAGTTTTCAAACCAAGGTCCACCTTCTGTATAGTGTATTAGTTTTGGTTTTGGAATATCGTTATATACACTTACTAAGTAGTTCCACGTATGGTTAATACTACCAATCTCTTCATCCTTTAACCAGCTAAAGCGATGCATGTATGCACCATTTAGTTCAATGTCATTAACAAAGTCTTGTGTAACTACAGCATTACTTGGGTGTCCGCAGTTCCATAGTACCATTGAACTCCAATTTTTACGTGGGTATATTGTTTGTTTCTGTCCATCCATTTTAGTATCTTCTGTAACCTTATAATCATGTTGTACACACATTACAGCATACTTATCGTCAGCTTGATCAAACAATTCTTTAATGTCTGTTGTTAGTATCATATCACTATCCATAAACACAGCCCAACCTTTAAAGTTAGTAAGTTCAGGAATAAGGAATCTTGTAAACGTAAATTCTGTTGATGCTAGTTTATCAATTGGTCTTTTATACCAACCTGCATCTCTTAGTTCTTGTTGCTTTAATGGACGTACATCTACATCTTTGCTTTTATTTTCAATACTATGTTTACACACTTGATATGCGATATCTTCTCGTGTGTCGTATCCTACAAATACTTTCATGGATCCCACCTTTCTATATCATCTTCTCTTAATTTATCAGTCTTGCCTTTCCACACTTCTACAATATGTGCAGGCTTGTCGCTATCGTTACACCCTTGATGCCAAACATTAGATGGAATATCTAACGGGTTAGCAGGGTGCAAATGATTTACAAGACATCCATCAAATGGATCTCCACCGTTCTTCATTTTAACATGTGCCTTGCCACTTACAATATTCCAAGTTTCACTTCTGTGTTTATGTCGTTGCATACTAAGTTTACTATGTGGATATATAACAAGTTCTTTAACTTGAAATCCTTCACCTTGATATAGCTCTCTATAATGACCCCAACTTCGTTCTACCTTAGGTACTTTCCATTCTTTAAGTATCCAACTACTTGAATTCTTTTTATCTTCGCCACCTATACCATATACAAATTCTACCTTATCGTGGTACGTATCATACTCGGGTACGTTACCATCAATTCTATCTCCGCCATTAGCAAATACAATTTCAACGCCACTCATTGTTGCTAGTGTTTTATAAATTGCCCCACATGCTGTATCGTCTGAATCATCGAAACTAATAACATCATCTACAACACTTAGTCCGTTAATGATCTCAATACGTTCTTGGAAGGGCATAAAAGGTTTGCCTTTTTTACGTGTAAGCCACTCGTCACTATTAAGACCAACAATTAATTTATCACCTAATTGTTTTGCGGCTTTGAAATAAGCTAAATGTCCTGAGTGTATAGGATCAAATCCACCTGTAACTAATACGACTTTCATGTAGATATTTATGTGAGTAGTTAACTAGTGTTTTGTGAAATGGTAAGTGTAGCTGTTAAATCCTTTAATAGGCTTGCCAAATGCTTTCATTATTTCTGTTTGCATTCCGCCTATTACTGACTTTTGAAACTTTAAATTTGTTTTTAAAAATATCTGACCTCCTGTATTAAGATAGTCAAACATATTATCTTTCCAGTAGTGCCAGTCTGCTTCTTTATATTCTCGTGTACGTATATCGTTAAACTGTGTACGTAGTAATGTTATAACATCATATGTATCAGGTAATTTAACATATTCACTAGGCATAAGTTGTAGTTGAAACAATTTTAAATCATAATGATCATGTATTTTATAAACAGGATCGTCTAAACGCTTTTGTACTTCTGTTCCTGTTGCAGTATGACCTAGTGTATTACATAGCTTCACAAATTGTCCTGAACCTGTACCAATGTCTAATATTTTACATTTGCTTCTATTCTTTAAATCTAGATAGTTTATAAAAGCAACCTTTTCTGCTGTTTTACGATCCTTAGGAGGAAAGTATCCCTCCATAGCATATACAGTATCACTATGATAGCCAGTCCAAAATTCAGTATACTCATCAAATAGAATTGATTGTGCCCATTGAAGATCTCCGCCGGTGCAGTTTTGTAAACTTCTGTCGCTTCTATATTCTGGTAAATTTATCATTTGCTTGTTGTTGATTTAATCCCTTGTACTTTTGTAAAATATGGTTTATAGGATCGTAACCATGTACATAATTGTTTACACATAATAGCATCATTAGGCCACCAGCCAATTGTATCTTGTAAACTACAAACTTTCTCGGCGGCTTCTGGCTTAATAATATAAGCACTATGTCCTGGTAATCCTTGTGGAATTGTTTGGTCTGCTACCCAAGGAACTTCTTGTTCACCTGAATCGTCTAACTTATTATAAAGTTTCCAATTAAACGTAGCATGGTCTGGATTGTTAATACTAATAGCACCGCCTTCAAACTTAAATGGCTTAAACTGTCTTGTAAAAATAGCATCATGTTCAAGTATCATAATAGTTTCATTAAGCTCAATACTCTTTTGCC